GCTAATGGAGCTTGTAACATATTCAGCCAATAGGGTGACATCGTTACAAAACGGGCCTTATTTCCCATTTCTGGGACAATCGAGGCACGTACTACGATGGGTGGTGGAATATATTCCTTCCACGCCACGTACATAAGCTGCTTACCGGTGTATCTATCGAGACCCCAGAAGCGGCCGGGCTGGTCCTTTGGAAAACCAAAGGTCACTGGCTGAAAGAGGTCTGCCAATCTACGATAGTAGTCATGCAGATCATCTCCATAAACAAATAAGGTCTTCCAAATATGGATACCCTTATAGTGTTTAACAGTACCAAAAGGAGTATCCTCCTCGTGGTCCTGACTAGGGACTGTGTTGAGTACTCTCAACATAGCCTCCTTAACTGCAGCTGCTTGGGCGCCTTTAGCGACCGAGAAGTCCAGTTCACCAGATGACGTTACACTAATGTGTGCCGCCAAATCTGGTATAGGGTTGGATCCGCGTATGATTTTGCATATGCCTCCAATCCTACGAGCCGATGCCGCGAGGTGAAGTATCACCTCCGAATCCGGCTTAAAGGTTGATTCCAAAACAGATATGAATTGGGATTTGGCCTTACTCTCCACTCGGGATCCCATATATGGCATCTGTCGAGAGGAGATTAGGTGAGATAAATGCTGCAATTGTAGCATATCAGCACCTTCATGGTAATACCTACTAATGTATGGTATACCATTAAGTATCTTATAGATATTATTATATCTAACAGGTACTAAAGACCCAATAGTTTGGGTCTTAGCAACAGTGTGGAAAAGATAATTTCCCCACTGTTTCCAGTCGTCAACTAGGGCCGATAGGTCATAGGTACCGACTTTAAACATCTTCCTGATTAGCTGTCGCAACAGGAGCTGTTCTGGTGAGTCCAACAAGAATACTTTCTCGTCGGCACACCATAAGGAATCGATGATGCCAGATATGGCATCCTCTATCCTGAGCATATGACACTTTGGTCTGTTGACTAAAGTCTCAGCTGCTTTCCTTCCTATTCCGATATCTCGGACTAGTAAGATCACCAAGGCAGTTTTCTGTCTTGGTGTCCAATAATTGCTCTTCCCTTGCCAGGGTTGAGATCTTATTGATTGCCCCCTGATTTTCTCATACATGAGATAACCAGAAGGTAAATGGTAGATGTAACTATTGTTACTTCCACTAACGGTCAATGGTTTTAGTACCGGCAATAGCCGATACCAAGATTTCGTACCGCAAACCTCACCAACAACGTCCCTAAGGTGCGTTGC